CCTACGACACACCTCCAAACTACTCTCTCGCAACAATGACGACATACTTACTTACTTACTTACTTACTTACACACCACTATTACACTTCAATTTTTTCTGTCTGCCGACGGCGGAGCGTTGCTAAAAGTACATGTTGAATACTAATCTGCAAAGTATATTTACAAACTATATAAATATTAACTACTACATATTGTCATAATGTCTGCAACTGAAAATAATAAGATTACAAAGGCTGAACGAAGACCATCCCTCATGGATATGGTAAAGGAAAAACAAAACGACCAAGATTTTAATCAAAAAATGGGTGTTGCATCAACACTGCTACTTGAAATATATAGAGTGTTAATGGGTGCATTTCTAGTGATGTTTGTTCCACAAAAGTGTGGCGACGGTAGCTGTTCATTAACGCAAAATATAAATAGAACCGGTGCACTATCTCAAATTACATTAGCGTGTAACGCACTTACGATGTTGTCTTTTCTAGGCCTATACTTTGTGGAAGTCAAGCGAGAGAACAAGCTAATTAATTATTTAGATGTGAATCGCTTCACCCCCGTAGATAACGAATCAGTGGGAAATTCACTAGAAAAATTATCTACGAAAAAGAAACAAAATATTCTTGCATATGATGGATACTACCAAAAAGCAGGGTACGCGTCCACTGCAGCATTTATATTAAACGCAATTATGAGTTCAATTGTGATATTTAGTAACTACTTAGATAACAAAACATTAACTGTATATTTTACAAATCTTCTATTTATGGGAATGAAAGTCGCAGATGTATACTCAACTGTAAATACCAAGAAAAACATTTTTTATAGCGCATATCTAAAAAACAAAGTCCAATACAACGATGTAGATCCAGATAAAATTAAATCAGAAGGCGATAGTGACTACTCGGGTAATGTGGGTGACTTATCCCCTATCGAAGATACACCACTAGATGTAGCATCAAGGTCAAGTGACGACACTGTGCCAACATCAGGTGAAGTAACGAATACACTATCAGAATCCGCAACTAATAACTCAGTTTGATTGAAGCGCTCAATTATAAACATCCGCTTATATAGCTTCGTACCAGTTTTTGTATAACCCGCGCTAATTCTCTTTGGAGTTAGTTTAAAGTTTATGGCTTTTAATAATTGTCTTATTAAATTAAGTAACGGCCACTTTTGATTGGTTTCGGCGGTTGACTGAAGAGAAGTTAATGACGATGAGTTGAACATTTTTTTTAAGCTGACAATATCATCCTTTATAGTCTTATAAGTTTCATTATCCAATAGAATTTCTCTGGGAATCAACATTCCATCTAGTTGATTAAATGTAGATGCTACAATATTACATTTATTGAAAAAACAGATGACATCTTTTGTTTGTTGTTCATTCATAATAGATAACTAATTCTATTTTTTAAGTTATATTATTTTTCAAATCTAAAAATATAATTATATAGTAAATGTTTACAGTTACTATGTTAAAAATATTGGGTATGTTTATTGGTTGCATTTCTGCAGTATATGTACCAGAGTATAGTACTACTGCACTACTGATATCACAAGCATCTTATTGTATGTCAAAAACAAATACCTGGGTATGTAAAAGTTGCAATGCAGATAACATTTTAGAAAACAAGATTGAACATAAAGGCGAATTGGTCATTTTAGGATATAATAGTCAATATCGATCCGCATTCATTGGATTTCGTGGATCATCGAATATTCAAAATTGGATTTCCAATATTCAAATAATATTTACACACCCATATAACGATACATCTATTGCGGTATCTGATGGTTTTTTTAAATTGTATGATTCTCTCAAGGAAGATATCTTTACAAACTTATTAGCCGTGTCAAACAAATACGATACTTCAGATGTAATTATTACCGGACATTCTCTAGGTGGAGCACTAGCTACTTTATGTGCATTCGACATATTATACCATAATATCGAATATAATATTAAATTTCATATTACATTTGGATCTCCTCGTGTAGGAAATCGAAATTTTTTTGAGCAGTTTACAACATATGATATATATTCAAAGCGGATCACACACTATTATGATATAGTACCACATGTACCAGAAGAGGTATTAGGATATCGGCACATAAACAATGAGGTATGGTATAATGAAGAAAATTCAGGTTATGTTATTTGTAATGACGATTATGTAGAAGATAATAGTTGTTCAGATTCTTGTGCCCCGAACAAATGCACTAGTATTTCTGATCATCTGAATTACTTAAATATTTCAATGGGTAGTGATGGATATTGTTGACACACGAACTTATATACACTATTCAAACGAATTAAATATATAAATTATATATAGGTAATGGATACAAAAGAGGAATTGATTACACATATAAAATCATGGATTGAAATTGACAATGAAATAAGCAATTTGCAAAAACAGATCAAAATACACAGAGAAAACAAAAAACAACTCACTGGAAATTTAGTTGATGTAATGAAAAACAATGAAATTGATTGTTTTGACATTAATGATGGAAAGCTAGTCTATTCAAAATCGAAGGTAAAAAAACCTATCAATAAAAAGAGTTTATTTGCAGCACTAGAAGGATACTTTAAAGAGGATACTGAACTAGCAAAAGAGTTGAGTGAACATATTTTAAATAGTCGTGAAGAAACGATTAAAGAGTCGATTCGTCGAAAAAAGGATAAATAACTTAAATAAAAGTCATATGTATACGTAAATATGAATTCATATGAATTATTAAATAAGGTTAAGACGATTTACCAATACGACTCTCTTATTAACAGTAAAGAAATTGACGAGATAAATGATATAACAAATAAAAATACTGGTACGGTTAATATACTAGATGATATTATAGAGCATCCATTTGTAAGTGACAATACAACGTTAACCGCTTATCATAACGATATTTGTGAGAATACATATCTTATATTATATCGGTACAACACAAGTAATGCTAATATATTTGTCGAGTTTTATTTATTAAATGGCGATTTTCTCTCTGTACAACAAACCATCGTAGACATATGTAGCGTGGCCGTAGATGGTAAAAAACAAATCAAGGGCTGTATAAAATATAATGGCATCAATCATATATTGGTGCAGGTTAGAAATAATATTGACTACATTAATTGGGTGACACTATGGGATATCTTAACAAATCGGCATATATGTAGAGTGAATGTCCACATAAATGTTGTTACCTTTTTTAACGAGTACAGCGAAATAGCTAATTTAATAAGACATAATAAAATACTGCCTAAGCCAATCGTACTTTATGGATATGTAGACACAGTATATAAAAATTACATAGCTACTAATAAATCAATACTATATTGCCAAGATAATACAATGGGTACCATTACGCTTCATAGAGATGCTGACGAATATGATAATACAAGAAACATATGCTTCGCAGAAGACGTAGAGCTAAATGGTGACATACATACTTTAAATACTTCAGTCAATAGTCATATTGTAGTGAAAAATAATAATAATCGAGAAGACTGGATATTCAAAAGCGATAATTTAATCATATCATACTTTTACAAATCCGAATAAAATAATATCGAATAAATATAAATGGCTATGAGTATGATCCAAATCGCATGGATTATTATCAGTATAATTGCAATTGTCCACATTACATCATTAGTGATGAATTTTCTAGGGGTTGGTATTGAATACTATGCGAGCTATTTAATTTGGATAGTAGCGTTGATGATATTATATGGAATTCTGCCTAGAGAACCGTCAAATTATTTCGCTTAAACCATATCATCTCCAATGTCTGATGCAATCACATCAATATATTCTTTAGCATATATTTCTAATACAGATAATTCTATTTTATCCTGAAGATTATCTATTATTTCACTTTCGAGTGGTTTTCGACCGTGTTTTTCTTCAAATCTAGTTGCCCAATTGTTTATTTCTAGCTTGTACCCGTCAGTTATTCTTTTTTGGTTTAGTTTCGCCATCTTCAACATTGCTGGTTTTTTCTTATCGATTGTAGTATCCGGTTTAAATAAAATATCTGCTGTACTAACCAATTCATTACATATTTCAGGTCTCTTAATATCAGGTTTTAAACATTCATCTAATGGATCAACTGACGGAAGAGGTTTCTTTGCAGGAAAGGTAACATTAAAATTTTTTATTATATTTTCATTTATAGTTGGGCTAGTTTCCATTAATCTATCAAACTCCTCTTTACACATCTTTAACATATGACCTACGTGCATTCGTTCATCTCGCGATTTGGCCAACTCTACTTTAATATTTCTATAGAATTTATCCCATGCAATAGAACCAACTCTATGGGCTTCATTTAATTCACCGACCTTTAAAAATTGAGCAATTGTTGTCAATATACCGGCAAAAATATTTACAGCACCTATACCCATTTGCGCATATGATCTCACACTTACTGGGAATTTATCTTGTGCAAAATTAGCAGTTCCTGTTAAAGTACTCATTATAATGACTGGAATAGTAAACCATGCATTCGTGTTGGAATATGTTTGATGTGATTTTGCATGAAGCCATCGATAACACATTGCTTTATCTGCCCATTCTACTAAAATAGTTTCATGTTCAGATTTCCATTCTTGTTCTTTAAAAGACATAGTATCAGAGTTCACTATCAAATGTTCATCTTCATCCATCTTTATAAAATACAAAGATAAAATTATTTTTTCTGAATTATTATCTAAATATAAGTATAAATGGACAATAAATTACTGCGAGTAAAAGAAGTATTTGACGGAGTAAAAGATATGCGTTCAGAAATCACGATTCTATTCGGAAGTTTAGATGGACGAATAACTAAATTAAAAGAAGTATACAATGAATTCATAAAGAATACAAAAGATATTAAAACTTCTGATCTGAAGGTCTTTATTTTTAGTTTAGATTCATTCTATTTTCAAACAAGTTTGTTGGAGAAAGAATATATGTATTTGATCGATTATAAAAATACAATTATCAATCGTATGTATGGCGAATACTACAAATTGTTCAAATTAATAATAGAATATGTGAGTAAAAGTCATATAGACCCCAAATTGAGTGATATGATGCAACATAAAAAATATCCTAGATACGATGACTTAAATGATGATAAAGAATATGACTTTAATTTAATTGTACATCTAAATGAGGACATTATTAGTATAATAGATAGTCTTATTCATATGTTACGCGAAAAAGAAATATTACTAAAAAAATATACAACTAATCAAGAATATGGTTTAAATGTAGACAATTTTGTTTCAACTTTTACATACGAAGTCAATATTTTACAAGAACAAATAACATTGTATGAAAAATATTTAGAATTTTTCTATCACGTCCACGAAAAGCTTTTAAAACGACTAATGACAAAAGTTAGTATACTAGAGGCACAAATTAATGCCGATATTAAGTTTGAAGGTGGATTACTAAGCAAGAAAAAGAACGACAAGGAATTATTTGATGATATGCAGTTAGCTGGTTTAAGTAAATCTACTGCTAGGGAACTAAGAAAATCTATAATAAGTAGTCATTCACCAGTCCAGATTGATAATATGTCACATTCGTCAGATTCAGAAGACAACAACGATTCTGAAACAAAATCACAATATAACGACGACGCCAAAACTGTTGTCGATAAAATATTCCATTCAAATCCTATATATTGCGATAATGTTGACAAAAAAAGTAATATACAAGACGATATACCAGAATACACATCTGACGAAAATAGTATCATTATCGAGTCGTGTGTAATAGGTAATGAGTATGATCTATTACAAAAACAGGAGCTCGTGGAAGACTCTTCATTTGAACAACCGTCAAAGCAAGAAGAGGAATCTAAGCAAGAAGAGGAATCTAAGCAAGAAGAGGAATCTAAACAAGAAGAGGAATCTAAGCAAGAAGAGGAATCTAAGCAAGAAGAGGAATC